ATTTTGTCGGGAAATCAAGCTATCAGGAAGATGTCGCGGGTATCAATCAGAAGATTGAAGCGGTCAAAACGACTGCTAATAAAGATATTGCTAGCCAAATCGCAAACTATCGTCAATCTATTGATGGCAAGTTCACAGACATTTCAAGTCAGGTCACGACTTATAAACAAGTCGCAGATGGCCAAATTGCCAATTTATCAAGACAAGTGACAACGAATAAGAACATTGCAGACCAGCAAATCAATACTATTTCTGGCCAGGTTTCCGCAAACAAAACCAGCGCTGACAACCAAATTGCTAACCTTTCAAATCAATTGGCCAAAAAGGTTGAAATCACAGATTTTCAAAGGGTTAGAGAAACTAGTCAACTCTACGAGCGGATTTTAGGGACAACTGAAGATGGTATTGCCGATAAGGTCGCTCGCATGGCTTTAACCAATCAACTGTTTCAGGTTGAGGTTGGGAAATATGCCAACGTTGGCGGCCCGAATATGCTACGAAATTCGAGGGCAGATGATGGCTTGAAATATTGGACAGAAGACAACGGACGTTTGAATTTCACAAACCACGTATATTATTTTAACGGTCAGAAACGAATGTTTGAAATAAGCCATGGTGCCATCGTTAAAAGTCCGCGGTTCATTGTCAAGCGCGGCGCTGATTACATGTTGAATATGCTTGGATTTGACGCCAATTCAAAAAGTTTAAAAGTTTATTTTTGCAAGCGAAAAAAGGGTTCTACGTACGAATTTGAAGAAAGACAACTCATTTTTGCGAGCACGGGAAACCCTGTTTTTAGCAGTCGTGAAGCGATCAAAAAATCATTTAAGTTTAACGTAGGCATTTTTGATGAAGGCTTTTTGCAATTTGAATATGAGAAGCAAGATTTGAATAAATGGGGCGGTCTATTTATGACCGAGCTTGATTTTTATGAGGGTACGACTGACCGCAAATGGCAACCTGCTCCCGAAGATTCGACTCTAGAGACAGACAAGACGCTTGAAGCTACACAGACCAAAATGACTCAGCTCGCTGGCTCGTGGGCTGTTCAAAATCTGACCAGTGCTGGCTCTATCGTTTCACAAATCAATGCTACGAACAATCAGATTTTGATTGAAGCAGAGAAGATTCGATTGAAGGGTAAGACCTTGCTAGATGAATTAACGGCTATTCAAGGTTATTTCAAGCGTTTATTTGTCGGCGAGGGTAATTTCGCGACTCTTAATACAGATATTCTGCGAGCGAACTCTATCACAGCTGATAAGCTGGTCATGGACCAAGCAATGGCTCGAAGGTTCGTGTCAAGCGACATTTTCACGGATACGCTTGCTTCTAAAGAAGCTTTTATCACCAAACTTCGGTCAGTAGTAGTATCTGCAACCTTGCTCGAAGGTTTCAAAGGCAAGATTGGCGGATTTCAAATCGGTAAGCACCAGAAAGACCCTTCTGTATATTGGCTGACAGGACAGAACCAATTTGCGGTAGGAATGAGCAACGGAGGCGGTAAGTGGGAGCAAACAGCTCTCTGGGTTAACTGGGGCTGGGATTGGAACAAAGCAGGTCCAGGGTCATGGTATGTGAAACACGATGGGACAATGTATTGTAATAGTACGGCTTATTTTAAGCATGCTGAAGTAACAGAAAGATTGGCTGTAAATGGAGAACTTGTTTATTATACAAATAATGGATTAGGCTTCTACAATTATTCTCCTATTTACCAGAAATTGGACCGGTCAAATAATTATCTCTATCTCTACTACAACAAAGGAAATAATTACGACTGGATTCCGATGAATAGAGAAATCTCAGACCGTAGATATAAATACAATATTGAAGATAGTACAGTATCAGGTCTTGATGTTATCGAAAGTCTAAAAACATACAGTTATCGCAAAGAATACGATGACAAAATCGAAGATATCGCTTGTGGAATCATGGCACAGGATGTCCAGAAGTACGTTCCAGAAGCTTTCTACGAAAATCCAGACGGTGCATACTCATATCGCACATTTGAACTTGTGCCTTATTTAATTAAGGCTATTCAAGAACTTAATCAAAAAATACAGAAATTGGAGAAAACAGCATGAATGAACAGGATAAACAAATTAGCAGTCTAGCGATTAAGTCGCTTAGCGAGAAAATCAGCAAAGAGGCTACTCAATCAGCTACGCTTGAAGCTCTCTACACAGTAACCGCTATGGAGCTTGAGCAAATGAAGCAGATTATTGAGTCTGACGAAGAGCTTAAAGCGAAATTTGAAGAAGTGAAAGGAAAAATGGTAAATGGCAATTAACAATTATGAACTAGCAAGCAAGCCTTATACACGAGGTTTTGGAGACAATATCAAGACAGTGGTCGAAATTCGTCTCTCGGATGGCACTCGTTACAGCACGAACATGCGTGAGCTCGCAGGAGACCGTACAAATGAGCAAGAGGACGTCTTGATTCAAGCAGTGTTGGATATCCTAAAAGCCGAGCTAGATCCAGGCAGCGCCATTGTAAAGGCGCAACAAGACTTGGTCATGGCTAAGAATAAACAAGATGAGTTGTCTAAACTTGTTAAACAACAACAAGAGACAAATATACTTACCCAACGCATGATTAAGGTCATGGTTCTAAATTCAGTGATGAGTGAGAACATTATGTATGGTACTATCTACAAGGATTTAGTTAGCTTGCTTCCAGCTCTCAAACGTGGAGAAACCTATTTTGAAGAAGACCTAGTAACGATTGAAGACCCTGACTACGTTGAACAAAACGGAGAAGGGAAACACGTTATCGTTCAGGTTAATCGTGAATTTGAATACACAGGTCAAACGTTCAGGGAATTTGAAGGCGAAATGTCACGTAATGGCATTGTCGCAGTTTGGAAATGGGTTCCGCCAAAAAGTAACGTAGACCATATCTAAGGAGGGTGTATGCGAGACTTACCACTACATGAACTTATTGAACATCTGAAGAATCTTTCATCCAGTCCTTACATCCATATCTTTTTTTGGCTAATGATCCTGGATATTGTCACAGGATATGTCAAAGCATTTAAAACCAAGCGATTTGATAGTAAGATTGGCACTATGGGATTGATTCGTCATTTCGTAGTATTTACGGTCATCCTGCTTGTTGCGATGTATGCTCGTTCGCTTGGTGTTCGTCCGCTAGGAATTACCTGGACGATGTTCTTCATTGCTAACTATCTGGGCTCTGTACTTGAGAATTGGGAAGCGATTGGATGGGCTTTCCCAGAGTTTTTAAAACCTTACATTAACCAAATCAAGAAAGACAATGCTAGAAAACTTGGTCAATTATTAGTAAACATTGACCAGAAAGAAAAATTTGACGAAAAGGAGAAATAACATGAATCAAATCACAGAAATTATCACAAACGGAGCAGTCAGTATCCTGGTCATTTTGGCAGGTATCGCAGTTAAGGCGATCAAGGACTACCTTATCAAAAAAGGTGGCGAACAGACGGTCAAGATTATCGAAATCTTGGCCAAAAATGCGGTCAATGCCGTGGAGCAAGTCGCAGCCGAAACTGGCTATAAGGGCGAAGAAAAGCTGGAACAGGCTCGCGCTAAAATCCGTGCTGAGCTTAGCAAATACAATATCAGCATGACTGATCGTGACCTTGATACATTCGTTGAATCTGCAGTTAAGCAGATGAATGATGCGTGGAAAGGGGAATAAACATGACAGTAAACATTGAAACAGCTATTGCTTGGATGCAAGCAAGAAAAGGTAAAGTAACATATAGCATGGAGTATCGAGATGGTGATAGCTCTTACGATTGCTCAAGCTCAGTCTATTATGCTCTGAGAAGTGCTGGGGCAAGCTCAGCCGGCTGGGCTGTCAATACTGAGTATGAGCATAATTGGCTGATTGACAACGGCTACACTCTTATCTCAGAAAATACCCCTTGGAGCGCTCAGCGTGGAGATATTTTTATCTGGGGTAGAAAAGGTGCTAGTGCTGGTGCTGGTGGGCATACTGGTATGTTTATTGATGCAGACAACATTATTCATTGTAACTATGCTTACAACGGTATCTCTATCAACGATCATGACGAGAGATGGCTAGCAGCCGGGCGACCTTACTATTATATCTATCGCTTAACAAATCCGGATGTAACTCCTAAAGAAATTAAAAAGGGATGGCAAAAGGATGGTAAAGGTGATTGGTACGCTCGAGCAAACGGCTCTTATCCTAAGAGTGAATTTGAGTACATCGAGGAAAACAAATCATGGTTCTACTTCAATGCCGAAGGATATTGCGTGAAATCTGACTGGGTATTCCACACAGATGGAAAGTGGTACTACTTTGAAGAAGATGGATACATGGTGACGAGCTGGAGGAAAATCAACAATAAATGGTACTACTTCAATCGTGACGGTTCAATGCAAACCGGCTGGGTTAAATACTACGACAAGTGGTATTACCTTGATGGTCAAAATGGCGACATGAAATCAGACTGCTTCGTTCCATATAATGGCGGATACTACATGTTGCTTCCTGACGGTCGCATGGCTGACAAAGCAGCATTCAACGTAGAGCCTGACGGCTTGATTACTACAAAATAATAGAAAGGCTTTCAAAATTTAATTACATTCACCGCTAGCAGTTCGCTGGCGGTTTTTTGTTTGTTCAAAATAAAAAAGCAGTGATGGAGCTCACTGTTTTTCTTGTAGTGTATGGGCGTAAGAAGTCATGCTGATAGCATGTTTTAAACGCATGTTCATAATATCTGATACACCATTTTTATACTTATCTACCGCCTGAATAGATACGCCACAGTTTTTGCTGATAGCATAGGCTGTGGCGTTGTCTAAAAGCCAGCGGATAGCTTTAATATCTACTGACATATATTACCTCATAAAATACCAAACTGCAAATAGGAGTAGAAGAAGTCCAATAATAAATTCAACTTTTTCACGCTTGGTGGTTTTTCTAATTTTTAGATTTACTTTCATTGTTTTTCCTGTTATAATTTAAGTACACCCCCGAAGGGGTGGATAGTGATTTCTCACTATCCAAATTCGATGTGCCATTCAAAGCTGATTATAAATAAGTTGATTTTGACTACTAGCTTATTTGTTTTTACTTTGAGTGGCTTCTTTTTGAACTTAAACATTTTGTTTTCCTTTCTACTAGTTTCCTTGTCTAAGGTTTCCTCCTTAACCTTATGTATCTATTATACAACTAAAGTTGTATAATGTCAATAGTTTTGATGAAGTTTTTTTAAATTTTTTCAAAAAAAATAGACCTTGTCCAGAGGTCGGGGAGTTGGAGGGGACACCCTCCAATGTAAACTATTAGAACTAAATTGCAGCCTTCTCAACTATACGGGCAAAGGTGAGTGTGAAAATGAATACGAAGATGAATACGATTTAAAAAAATGACGAAAATTAACGGAAATGATTTTGAATAAAAATAAGCAAAAACTCAACTATTGATAAGCAACAGAAAGCATTGGAAAACATTTGTCACTTATACCATAGTTCGTGACAGTTCCTGTTTTTTTTGATAGAATCATACAGTATGCCCTTGGGTATAAAGTATGAACTGG